AGAAAATTTACAAAGCAGATTATCTGATCATCGATGGTGGTCACCGAGTTCGTGCTTCTGTAAAATTCTATCTAGGCAAAATAGCAATCAATGGTCAAACCTGTATTGACATGGATGACGTGAATCTTTCTGAGATCATGGTGCCAGTTGATATTCGTACTTGCACCTCACAAGAAGCAACAGAACTGTTTCGTAACATTAACGAGACAACTCCTGTCAACTTCATGGAGATGGTTATGTCTGACGAACAATCACCTGTGTGTGAGTTTATCCGACGCCAAACCATGCACGTGAAAGAGTATGGTAATGAAGTGCAACCATTGTTTGAATACCATCAGAACGCCAAAGGCGATTGGGTAGTCAAGAACTTTGACGGCGATCCTAATCCTCGTCGAAAGTGGGACGAGTATGTTGCAATCTCAATGATCCGTGCTATTCAAGGTGGTTTGGTTGACGCTGGTCAATCAGAAATCGAAGAGATCTGCGCAAACGGCAATCCCCCTATGACAGAAAAGTCTAAGAAGGTTGTTAACAACTTCCTGAACGATGCTCTTGGTCTCAGAAAGTTCCGAGGCAAGAAGTTCAACCAGGATGTGTTCTCTGCTTTCTTGGTATACTGGTTCGGTCTGTATGGCGAAAACAGTGTATTCACGATTGACAATAGAAACGGATTCTATCAAGACTTTATGAAAGCATACACCATTCTAACTGGTACTGCCGATACAAGTCTAGAAGATGTGACCATTTCATTCGAGAAGCAGACACACTTCATCAAGCAGTTCGTTCGAAAGAACATTAAGAACTTCTCTAGTGCTGTGAAGCAACAGGAAGTGTATCGTATCTTCCGAGAATACACTGACGGGGTTGGTATCGTGTTCCGTAGCGAAAAGCGATCTGAGTCCTCGGCGGTTCGTGAGCAACAATTAATTCTTCAAGAATATAAGTGCGCGATCGATGGATTGCCTCTGTCTCTTGAGAACGCTGTGTTCGGTCACGATACTCCTTGGTCGAAGGGTGGTCTTGACGGTATGATGATTCGCGATGTTCACAACCGTGACATGGGTACGCTGACGCTGGAAGAGTATCGTACGATCCTACGTGCTCGCGGCGATATCGCTGAAGCTGCGTAAGTCATTGATTTAATTGGGGGTTTTAAAGGTTGCCTTTGCCCCCATTTTAAGTCATAATAGTTACTGTTGAGTTGAGGAGAAAGCGATGTACACGAGTTTTGAAGTTGCCTCTGATTGGGGAATGATCAATACCTGCGGCAGTAGTTTGGTTGACCGTATTGATATTGAGTATCACCGTCTGGTTGAGGTTTTTGGTCAACCCACCTATCTCGGTGACATCGATGGTAAGGTTCGTTGTGAGTGGATCATTGAGTTCTATGATGAGACGCTGGACGATTACACGATCGCCACTATCTATGACTGGAAAGAAGATCCTTCTAAACCAGTTGAGTGGGTTCGCGATTGGCATGTTGGTGGTTTCCGTCGGCAAGCATATGACTGTGTCATTGATGCCCTGTTTGGGAGTGTATTATGCAACTGAGCGTTCTTCGCGAAGTCACTGAGTGGGAGGACAACACTCCCAATCACGACTACGTTCTGAATGATCAGGGCAAGATGGTTGCCTATAGAAAGCGTGGCGAGGGACAGTGGGTAGTTCCGACATCCCCAAGGATGTTCTCTAAGAGTCGTCGCCGTTTTAAGAAGTTAAACGAAACATTTGAGGATTGAGTTATGGCAAGTGCATGGCGAAAGAAAAATCAACTGGCAAGACGCGAAGGTGCTCTTGCTCGGTTAAAAGGCGCGAAGCTTCGCAAAGAATTCTTTGAGAAGAACGATCGCACGATCGAACAATGGATGGCGAGGGTTGAGCAGGAAATTCAAATCCTCGAGAAAAGAATCATCGCGCAATAATGTTATTCACCGCGAATTTCGCGTAGATTAGAAGGGTTATTCTCATTATGATTTTTCGATCTAAACGATTTTCACAGTTGTTATGCAAGGATCCCGCGCAGGATGGGTGACGAGACGTTGTTGCTCAATGGGGGCGAGTAGTGAGGAAGGGACTGACACCACCTGTATCCCCTCGAACGGTGTATATGATATGAACACCTCACTACTCATCTTTTTCGGGGAGGTTCCAGAGCGGTCAAATGGATCAGACTGTAAATCTGACGCGAGAGCTTCGGTGGTTCGAATCCACCTCTCCCCACCAAAAATTTTTTTAAAAATGTATTTACTTTTCTATTTGTTTTCAGTAGAATAGTATTTGTAAGTTGAGAAACCTTTGAGGAAACTTTGTTATGGCACATGAAATTGAATTCGTAAATGGTAAGGCACAAATCGCATACGCTGGTGAGTTGCCTTGGCACGGTCTCGGTACGCAGGTCGGCGACGATCTGACTCCGCGTGAGATCATGGTAGAAGCAGGTCTTGATTGGTCTGTAGAAAAGGAAGACGTGTTCTATGCGCGCAACGGCGAGATGGTACGTGCTCCCAAGCGACAGGCACTGATTCGTTCTTCTGATAATAAGTATCTGGACATCGTCAGCGATAACTGGATTCCTGTACAGAACGAGGAAGCATTTGAGTTTTTCGATGAGTACGTGAAGGCAGGCGGCATGTCTATGCATACTGCAGGATCGCTGAAGGACGGTCAGATTATCTGGGCATTGGCGAAGGTCAATGAGTCGTTCTCTTTATTCGGTGGTAAGGATGAGGTTGATTCCTACTTACTACTGTCTAATCCACACAACTATGGTCGCGGTGTAGACGTTCGTTTCACCCCCATTCGTGTAGTGTGTAATAACACGCTGTCAATGTCGCTCAACGGTAAAGCATCGTTGGGTATCTCACTGAATCACCGTTCAGAGTTTAATGCTGATAAAGTTAAACTCGCTCTGGACGAAGCATCCCAGAAGATGGACTCCTATCGCGAGATGGCGCAGTTCCTGACTGAGAAGCGATTTACACAGGATACTTTGTTTGAATACTTCAATCGAGTATTCCCCAAGACTACCAATCGCAAAGGTGCTACATCTTTCGACGAACTCATGAAGCAGTTTAAGAAAGGTGAAAAGGTTGTGTCTCGCAATGCTCAGCGAGCGTTGGAAGTTGTTGACACTCAACCAGGAGCAGAGTTTGGCGCTGGTTCATGGTGGTCAGCGTATAACGCTGTGACCTTTATGACGAATCACGAGATGGGTCATAACCCTGATACTCGTTTGCAGTCTGTATGGTATGGTACGAACAAGGATCGAAACATCGATGCACTTGGTCTTGCTGTTGAGTATGCCGAAGCGGCATAAGGTTTGGGAGGCGCAGGTGCAGGGCAAGACCTGCACCCTCCCTGTTTTTTTCGATATAAATATATCCCAAAGCACTAAGGAGTAAGTACAATGGGTGATTTAATTTCAAAAATCTGGGCAATGATCACTAGATTATTCCCAACAATTGACGTTGATGTCAGCGATAATTCTGTTGCTGTAAAGGTTATTCCTTCAAGGGCAGATTTAGAGAAGATGTCTAAGAAAGAAATTGATGCTCTTGCTTCAGCAGAGTACGGGATCAATCTTGATGGTCGCAAGACTAAAGCAAAAATGATTGATCAGTTGTTTGCTGAGTTGGATGCACAAGACTAATGGAAGAAGTGATTCGGGACAAGGTTCAGGACTCCAACTATAAAAATTTCTTCGCAGAGATTGAACGGATTCGTGCTCATGATAATGTTGATTACATGGAAGCGATTATCAGTTACTGCGAGCAAAGGGATATAGAGGTAGAAATGGCTGCTAAATTTATTAATATGAATATAGCAATGAAATCAAAGATTCGCGAAGAAGCTGAAGATTTGAATTACTTGGAACGAACTGCTCGCCTTCCTATTTAAAAGGAAACTTTGTTATGGCTAATCATGTATCATCTTGTTTAAATTTCGTCACCATTTCCGAAGAAGGAAAAAAGGTTGTACGAGAAATCATTGAAACCATTCGTTCTCGCGACACCGATAAGTATTCCTCGCATCTAGGTTTTGCATTTACTGAAGATCTAGACACGATCGATCGCAATTTTATGTGCGAGCGTGTCGGTGCTAAATGGGCATATCTACATGACTCAGACGATGAATTTATGTCGTTTGAATCAGCGTGGTCGCCTGTTGAAGAATTCGTTGAATCTGTAATCGCACAGGTTGCTGCAGTTGATGAGTCAGTTGTTGCGCGATATACATATGAAGACGAGATGCCAAACTTCATTGGCGTGCAAGTTTATAACAAGGATGGGTTATATGATGGCGAGGAGTTAGACAGCGAAGAGATGTTTGAGCATCTAACTCAAATCGCCCCAGAACTCAAGGAACAATACAGTGAAGATGAAGGATTCACTGATGAAGGATATGAAATCCTAAATGACATTCAATGGGATTTCATTAGCGATTGGCAGTATAATCGATCGCAAGAAATGATGGACTTTGATGACTAAATGTCTTGCCTTTGGCAAAAGTTTAGGTTAGAATATGTTTGTGGTTATGAATAAAGTGAATAAACTGTTATACATTGTTAATACATTGCTAATACAAGGAAACAAAATATGAACGATTTTGCACAACTTAAAAAGAACCGTCAGTCTCAATTCGATAAACTGACTCAAGCAGCAGAAAAACTCGGTAACACTCAGCAGAAGTCTGGGCGCGATGAGCGATTCTGGAAACCTGTCGTTGATAAAGCAGGTAATGGTTCTGCCATTATTCGCTTCCTCCCTGCTCCGCAGAACGAAGATGTACCATTCGTCCGATACTGGGATCATGGATTCCAAGGTCCAGGTGGTTGGTATATCGAGAAGTCTTTGACTTCAATTGGTAAGGATGACCCTGTTGGCGAGTACAACAGCAAACTCTGGAACTCTGGTAATGACGTTGATAAAGAGCAAGCACGAAAGCAGAAACGCCGACTGCATTATATCTCTAATATCTTTGTCATTAAGGATCCTGGTAATCCTGACAATGAGGGCAAAGTATTCTTGTACGAGTACGGCAAGAAAATCTTTGATATGATCAACGACGTGATGCATCCTCAGTTTGAAGACGAAGAAGCAGTTAATCCTTTTGACTTCTGGGAAGGTGCAAACTTCCGACTTCGTATTCGTAATGTTGAAGGATATCGCAACTATGATAAGTCTGCGTTCGATGAACCTTCTACGTTGCTTGATGATGATGAAGAGATG